ACCGAAAGCGCCGCCGCGCCCGCAGCCCCCGCTACTCCAGCACCTTCCGCAGCGCCAGCCGAAGCAACCCCAGCAGCGCCCGCTGCAGCCGTTGTCCCTGCTGCCGCTCCGACCACACCTGAGACGCCCGCAGCCCCCGTGCCCAAGGCGCCCGAAAAGTATGACTTCAAGTCTGCTGATGGCAAGGTTGATCCCACCGTCCTGACCAAGTTCGAGGGCCTGGCCCGTGAGCTGAATTTGACGCAAGACCAAGCTGCCAAGTTCATCGACCAAATTGCCCCCGAGGTTTCCAAAGCGCAGCAAGCACAACTGGACGCCGCACGCACCGGGTGGGAAGAGGCATCGAAGACCGACAAAGAGTTTGGCGGCGAAAAGCTGCAGGAAAACATGGCCATCGCAAAGAAGGCCCTGGAGTCCTTTGGTTCGCCAGAACTCACGAAGCTGTTGAACGAATCGGGACTGGGCAACCATCCTGAGATCATTCGCGCCTTCTATCGGGCAGGCAAGCAAATTACTTCGGGCAGTTTTGTGCCATCCGGCCAAGGTGCTTCGCCAGCTACGAACGCAGGTTCGAAGCTGTATCCGTCAATGAAATAGGTTCACTTTTTTGCCTCACCGTCGCGAGACCTCGGGCACCCACTTTTTTAACGCAGTGATGCGCTGAAAGGAAAATCGAAATGGCTGTTCTCTCTACTGGCGCGCTTACCCTGGCTGACTGGGCTAAGCGTCTTGACCCCGATGGCAAGGTCCCTGTCGTCGCCGAACTGCTCTCGCAGTCCAATGAAATCCTCGAAGACGCAGTTTTCCAAGAAGGCAACTTGCCGACCGGTCACCGCGTCACTATTCGCACCGGCCTGCCCGCTGTTTACTGGCGTTCGCTGAATCAAGGCGTTCCGTCCAGCAAGTCCACCACTGCACAGGTCGATGAATCCTGCGGCATGCTCGAAGCCTACAGCCGGGTTGACAAAGACCTGGCCGAACTGAACGGCAACACCAGCCAGTTCCGTCTGTCTGAAGACGTGGCCTTCCTGGAAGCAATGAACCAGGCCCAAGCGCAGACCCTGTTCTACGGTAACCCTTCCACTGACCCCCGTCAGTACCTGGGCCTGGCCACTCGCTACGGTGCCATCTCCGGCGCCAATAACGCACAGAACATTCTGAATGCAACCGGCACCGCTGGCGCCACCAACACCTCGATCTGGCTGGTCGTGTGGGGTGAAAACACTGTGTTCTGCCCGTTCCCCAAGGGATCGAAGGCTGGCCTGATTCACGAAGACACCGGCCAGCTGACCGTCTATGACGGCTCCGGCAATCCTTACCAAGCCTTCCAAACCCACTACCAGTGGAAGAATGGCCTGGTTGTGAAGGACTGGCGCTACATCGTGCGCATTGCGAACATCTCTGTGACCAACCTGGTGAGCAATAGCTCGCCTGCCGACTTGATCTCGCTGATGTCCCGTGCGTTGGACCGTATTCCCAACCTGGGTGCCGGTCGTCCTGTGTTCTACATGAACCGCACGATCTACTCGTTCCTGCGCTTGCAAGCCTTGAACAAATCCAACTATGCGTTGGCCGTCCAGCCTGGTTTGAACCAGTTTGGAAATGCGACGAACTGGCTGACCTTCGAAGGTGTGCCGCTTCGTCGTGTGGATCAAATCCTGCCGACTGAAACTCAGATCAGCTAATCGGACTGACCACCATGAGCAACACTGCAGCAAACCCCACAGGCGTCACGTCCACCCCTACCGGTGGCACGTCAAGCGCTGCCGGGGTGATGCTGCAGCAGTTCGTTGTGTGGTCACCCGACATCGGGTCACCTGCGCAAACGCTTGCGGCCTGGAATAGCTACATGGCTCAAATACCGGCCTCAGGCCAAAACGTAAAGTAAGGAAGCATCATGATCGTTGACGCACTTCTCCAATTCTCCGGCACCGTTGTCGGAAACACCATCACCGGCCAGTCGCTGGCAGTTGGTCCCAGCACCGTTACCTCCACCAACGTCATTGATCTGGCAGGTGTGGGCACCGGTAACGTCGCACGCGACATCGGCCAAGGCCTGGGCCTGGATATCGTTATCGAAGTCACGCAGGCTTTTGTCGGCGGCACTTCGATGCAGATCCAGCTGGTGTCTGCTGATGACGCAGCTATCTCGGTCAACGTGACCCCCATCATCATCGATCCGGCCAATCTGACCGCATCGCTGACGCTGGGCCAACAAATGATGCTGCACCTGGACCCTGCATTTCCAGCTGTGGCACGCCGCTACCTGGCACTGCAGTACATCATCCTGGGCACGTTCACTGCTGGCGCCGTTGTGGCGACCGTGGTGAAGGATCTCCAGCTCAAGGGCAACAACACGCTGTTCGCCAGCGGTTTCGCCGTTTCCTAAGCCGAACGGCCAGCCTTCGGGCTGGTCATCTTGGAGTTATTCATGGCACAAGTTCGCGCCCTTACCAAACTGCTGCACAACAGCATCATCCGCGAGGCGGGTGAAGTCTTCGATATGGCTGATGACATGGTTGCCAAACTGACCGGCGATGTGTCGGAAGGCATGGAGCTGGTCACCAAGAAAACCACCGCAGCCTATGCAAAGGCCCAAGCCGAAGCGCAAGCCGCCTTGCAAGCTACGGCTAACGCGCTGCGCTCTGCGTACAACGATTTGAAATCCCAGCTTGATGCCGATCCCTCTCGGGGTGATCTGGTTCAGCGGGTTCTGGATGCTGAAGCGGCAGCGGTTGACGCTGAAAAAGCCGCCAATGCAAACGCTACCGGATTGGTTTAACGGTTGGTTGTCTCCAAGGTCGAGTAATCGACATTAGCAGCGCTTCGGCGCTGCCCTTTTATTACGGGGTGTTGCCTTGGCAAGTGAAGTCGATATCTGCAATGCAGCGCTTGGTGAGCTGGGCGACAGCGCCACTGTAGCGTCGATCAGCCCGCCCAGTGGCAGCATCCAGGCGGTGCACTGCGCGCGCTTCTATCCGATTGCGCGTGATGCGCTTTTAGAGATGCACACGTGGGGCTTTGCGCTTAAGCGCGTTTCGCTGGCGCTGCTGGCTGAGACGCCGCCATCACCCTGGACGTATGTCTACGATGCGCCCAGCGATGTGCTGAACTTCCTTGCTGTCACCGATCCGAATGCTGTTGATGACTACAGCGCCGGGCTGGCCCAGTATGGCAACGTGTCGGGGGCCTACAACAACAATGTGGGCATCTACACCACGCAGCCATTTACGGTCGAAATGGATTCGCTGGGCAACCAAGTGATCTACAGCAACCAGATCAACGCTGTACTGCGCTACAGCGGGCGGGTGACAGACACCACCACGTTTTCACCCCTGTTCACTGAAGGCCTAACCAAGCTGCTCAAATCCAAACTGGCCGGGCCGGTGATCAAGGGCGCCGAAGGCCGGGCTGAAACCAAGAGCGCGCTGCAGGAATTCCAGGCATGGTTTACCCTGGCCACGGTGTCGGACGCCAATCAGCGCCGGGTTAAGCCAGCGCAGAGCGTGGACTGGATTGTGAATCGATGAAGCGCGTGCACTATATCGATATGGGGGCCATTCCCTTGTCCGTTGGTGTGGTCTTTTCCGAAAAGACATATCTCCGCGCAGTGCGCAAACTCAAAGTGCAAAGCCCCTCAGCCTTCGTCTCTAAAGGTGCGGATGCCTGCGTTCATAGCTTTGAGAACGACATCGCCGGAATGATCGCCTTGATTTGCATCGGTGAGATAAAGAAGCGCAGTGCTTCGCAGATAGCCGCCATCATTGCGCACGAAGCTACTCACGTTATGCAATTTGCAAAAGAGGCCATGCGTGAAGAACGTGCCGGTGCAGAGTTTGAGGCGTATCTGGTGCAGCACGTGACGCAGCAGACTTTGGACGCTTACCGCAAGCGCAAGAAACATGGGTGAGAAAGCAACCGACCGTTCATTTGCCGGTGGCGAGATTGCCCCCGACATGTATGGCCGCGTGGACCTGGCCAAGTTTCAGACGGGCCTAGCGCTGTGCCGTAACGCCATTGTGTTGCCGCATGGTCCAGTGGAGAACCGCCCAGGCACTGAATACGTGCTGGAAGTCAAGAACAGCGCCTACCCGGTGCGCTTGATCCCCTTCACCTACAACTTCACGCAGACCATGTGCATCGAAGTGGGGGCCGGGTATTTCCGCTTCCACTCACAGGCTGGCACGCTGCTGAGCGGTGGCGTTCCTTATGAGATCACGAACACCTACGCGCAGGCCGACCTGATGAACTTGCACTATGTGCAGTCGGCAGACGTGTTGACCATCGTCCACCCGAACTATCCGGTGGCCGAGCTGCGCCGCCTGGGGGCACTGAGCTGGACGCTGACCAATCCGGTGTTCACTATTCCGACCTGGTGCCCAACCAGTGTTAGCGCAGCGGCCACCACGCCACACACGACCGGCTGGAACCCCTTCAATGTTCAGTACGTGGTGACCACTGTGCAGGCCGGTGACTTGCAAGAGTCCATCGCATCGAACATTACCACGGCGATCAGCAATGACTTGACCCTACTGGGCAACATCAACACGATCACCTGGACGCTGCCCGCTGGCGTGACGCCCGCGCGCTTCTACGTCTACAAATTCCTGAATGGCCTTTGGGGCTACATCGGCCAGGCCGCTGCGGGCACCACCAGTTTCATTGACAACAACATCACGCCCAACACCGGTCAGACACCGCCGATCTATGACAGCGGCTTCAATGACGCCACCGGCAACTACCCCGGCGCCGTGACCTATTACCAGCAGCGCCGCTGGTTCGCTGGATCGACTAACGCCCCGCAGAATGCCTGGGCCACAATGTCGGGCACTGAGTCGAACCTGACCTACACCTTGCCGGTGCAGGCCGCGAATCGCATTTCGTTCAAGATCGCCGCGCGTGAAGCCTCGGGCATTCAGCACCTGGTGCCGGTGGCCAACCTGATGATGCTCACGCCGTCCACGGAATGGCAAGTGTCATCGACCGATGGCAATGCCCTTGCGTCGGCCAACCTGGCCGTGAAGCCCCAAAGCTACGTTGGCAGCAACAACGTGGTGCCCATCGTCGTGGGTAACTCGATCCTGTTCAGCCAGTCGCGCGGGTGTCGCATTCGCGAGATGGCGTTTTCCTGGCAGACTCAGGCCTACCAGTCCAATGACATCAGCGTCATGGCCGCGCACCTGTTCGACTACCAGAACGTGCTTGACATGGCGTTCAGCAAGGCGCCATTCCAAATTCTGCATTGCGTGTCTAGCGATGGCTCGCTCAAGAGCTTGACCTATGTGCCCGAGCAACAGGTGGCCGCGTGGCACCACCACGACTTCGGCGGCTTCGTTGAATCTATTTGCGTGATCACCGAACAGCCCGCAGGCACCCTGGCCAGCGAAGACATGTTGTACCTGGTGGTCAACCGCATGATCAACGGCACCACGCGCCGCTACATTGAGCGCCTGCACACCCGTTACTTCAATACCGCCAGCGATCCGTTCTTTGTGGACAGCGGTGCTACCAACTTCCTGCCGGGCACCTACAAGTGGCAGGGCACCGTCATCACCTGCGGCATCCTCGGCCACGGCCTGAGTGTTGGCAATTCGCGGTATTTCACGTTCAGCGATCCGGCATTGTCGGGAACGTACACAGTGACCACCGTAGTCGATGCGAACAACATCACGCTGACCGCAGCGTCGGCGGGGCTGGAGATCGGCACAGTCTCCGTGACCACCGCCTACCAGGTGACAACGGTGTCGGGCCTGACCTGGTTGATCGGTATGACGGTCAACATCCTGGCTGATGGCGCGCCAGTCCCTTTGCAGGTGGTCGATAACACCGGGTCAATCACGCTGCCGTACCCGGCCACAAAGGTGATCGTGGGCTTGCCCATCACTTCCCAGGTGCAGACTCTTCCGGCTGCGCTGAGTGTGGACGCAGGCTTTGGCGAGACGTTGCAAAAGAACGTGGATCAGGTGTTCATGCGCGTGTACCGCACCAGCGGCATGTATGTCGGGCCGGATGCCAATAACCTGGTGTACGCCACCCAGCGCTCGGCAACCGACTTGCCCGGATCGCAGCCCGCACTTTTCAGCGGCGTGCTGCCCATCGTGATTCAACCCGAATGGAACTTTGACGGCTCCGTCTTTGTGCAGCAAACCGACCCGCTGCCGATGACGATCTGCTCTGTGGCCACCGACATCAACGTGCGATAGCGCGGTGTACAAGCCGCGCCAGGTGCGGGCTATTCTCCCCTGAATTTTAAGGGCGCCCCCGATGGGAACTGTCAATACAAGCGACCTTCTAGCGATGGCCGGGGGTGGCACAAGAATGCTCGGTGCGTATAACGCAGCCGATGCGCAGCGTTCATCCTTGGATTACCAAGCGGCAGTCGCGGCCAACAACGCCACCATCGCGCAGGACAAGGCCAGCATTGCCACTGACAACGGCCAGATCGCTGTGGGCAATCAAGAGCTGAAGGCTGCGCAACTGGCCAGTACCCAAAAAGCCAATATGGCTGCGAACGGCGTGGACATCACCCAGGGCAGCGCGGCCAATGTGTCGCAGTCCACACAAATGATGGCCCAGCGAGACACCGATCAGATCCAGACCAACGCCCTGCGGGAAGCCTGGGGCTACACCACCCAGGCAGCAGACGACACCAGCAACGCCAAAGCGCTGTCGTCGATGTCCAGCTCCATCAGTCCGATCAACGCCGGGTTGACATCGATGTTGGGCACGGCCACGCAGGTTTCGCCCGCGATGCTTTCCCTGGCCAATTCCAAGAACGGCAAACAAACGCTGGGTAACTGATGCCACAAGTCCCTCTTTACGACACCCCTCAGGTATCGCCCGCCAACGTCCCCGGCGTTGCCATCCAAGGCCTATCGCCGCGCCAGCTCATGCAGGGCGAGTTCGCCGGGCACGACATGGAGAAGGCTGGCCAGGATATGACCACCCTGGGCGTCCAGGGCATGGATGCCGATGCCAAAGCGCAAATGCTGGCCAACCAGACCCGCGTGGACTCTGCGCTTAACGATGTACGCGCAGCCCAGCAAAAGCTAACCTACGATCCGCAGCAAGGCTACCTTGCCAAGACCGGCGCCGATGCGATCCAGCCCAATGACAAGGGCGAAGGGCTGCAAGACCAGTACGGTAAGCAGCTGCAGAGCACCATTGATGCAGCCTCGGCAAACCTGGCCAACGATGCGCAGCGCCAGGTGTTCGCAAAGAGCGCTGCACAGTTATCCACCCAGTTCAGTGGGCAGATCGGCAGTCACGTGCTGCAGCAGTACACCAAGTTCGGCGTGGATACACAACAGGGCACCATCGACCTGGCCACCGATGCTGCGCAAAAGAACTGGAACGATCCCGACACCATCGATAAGTCGGTGGCCAGCATCAAGGCAGCGGTGTGGAAGGCTGGCCAAATCTCGGGCCTACCGGCCAACTTGGTCGACGCGAAGACGGAACAGGCCACCAGCAAACTGCACTACGGTGTGATCGAGGCCGCGCTGCAGAACAACAATCCAGACTACGCCCAGCAATACATTCAACGCTACAAGGGCGACATGACCGCTGGCGATCTGTTGAAGGCCACCGGCCAGATCAATGGTGATCAGCAAGCGCGCGTTGCGACCGGCGTTGCGCAGACTGCCATGGGACATTTTCAGTCGGCGCTGAACCCCACGGACGTGGACCGCATGCTGCAGATCACCAAGCAGAGTGAAAGCGGTGGGCGAGACACGAACGCGGACGGCACACCGGTGACCAGCCCCAAGGGTGCCATGTATAGCATGCAGGTAATGCCAGGCACCGCCAAAAATCCTGGCTATGGCATCGCCCCAGCAGCCAACGATTCGTCAGCCGAATACAACCGCGTCGGCCAGCAGTATCTCGCCGCCATGGTCAAGAACTATGCGGGCGATCCGTCGAAGGCCTGGGCGGCATATAACGCTGGCCCTAGCGCAGTTGACGCCGCTGTGAAAGCCAATGGCGCGAACTGGCTGGCATCGATGCCCCAGGAGACGCAGGCATATGTGTCAAAGAACGTCAACCAGCTGCAGGGCGGTGGTGGCGTGCCGCCCATGCCCACGCTGCAGGACATCCATCAGAACATTCGCGATCAGCTCGGGCCGAATGCCAGTCCCAAGGTTGTGCAGCTGGCACTGGCTGAGGGCACACGGCAATTCACCGATGTCACCAAAGCCCGCACCGAGCAAGGCGACCAGGCTGTGCAGGCCGCGCAGCAGTACCTGATCCAGAACCACGGTGACTTCGCAAGCCTGCCGCCCGACATTCGCGCCAACGTCACCGCGTTCGCGCCAGGCAAGTTCGATCAGCTTCAGACCTTCGCTAAAGGCATCGCCAATCCGCCAGTAGCCGACAACATGGCCGCGTATCACACGGCCATCGAACACCCCGACGAACTGGCCAAGATGCCGGACGCCACGTTCCAGCACTTCGTGATGACGAACTTCAGCGAGGGCACACAAAAGCAGATCGCCAAGTTGCGCCAGGATCAGATTGATGGCGAGACGGATCAAAGTGCCGGGGGCTGGAATGCCAAAGCCATGACCGCCGAGCTGAACAACCGGTTGACTTCCCTGGGCATCGACACCAAGCCCAAGGACGAAGCGGGAAAGCAGCAGATCGGCACGGTCACCAAGTTCATTCAGGACGGCATCTTCGACCAGCAGCAACAGCTGGGCCGCAAGATGACCGCCCAGGAAATTAGCCAATACGTGGATCAGCAGTTCCTGAAAAACTACCGGTTCCGCAATACCTACCTTGGCATATCGGGTGGCGTGCAGTCGATGCCCTTCATGCAGATGAAGGTAGACGACATCCCCGGCGATCAGCTCGACCAGGTAAAGGCCGCACTGGCCAAGCACGGCAACCCGAACCCATCCAACGATCAAATCTTGCGCACATTCTGGAAGAACCGCACCAATGGCTGACCAAGTAAGCGATTTGACCCTGCCCGACCTGGTGGCCGGGCGCACGCAACACAAGAACGAATTCGACGATGCCGCTGGCAGCGTCATGCAGGATCAGGCCGTGGCCATCCGCAACAACGTCTACAACGCAGTGCCGCAAAACCCGGCCACCGTTGCACAGCACTCCCAACTGGCCACATCCCTGGGTGTCCCACTGGAAGCGGTACAGAGCGATCCGAACACCGCCAAGCAGCAGGTGGCCATGCAGTCGTTTGACGCGGGCAAGGTCGTGTCGCAGTACCCACACCTGGCACAGTTCTTGGCGGACCCTACCAACGCGGCGAAAGCTCACAACGATCTGCCCACCCTGGCCGCGACCGAGCAAGCCGTGAAGGCACTCCCGCAACCGGCGCCAGCCAGCGCACCGCCTAACCTTGACAGCGATAAGCCTGGTCTGTTGGCCGACGCCTGGACGGGTTTGAAGGCCAGTGGGTACAAGGTGTTCGGCGCGTGGGACAAGGCCGCAGTCGCGCTTAGCGATTTGCTGCCTGATGGTGCCTTGGGCAAGATGTCGCCCGAAGACCGCGCAGCCTACGCCGCGCGCGGTGAGAACATGCAGGCGACCGGCATTGCGCAGTCGCCACAACGCTGGAGCGGCCAGGTAGCGGGCGCCCTGGGGTATCTGCCATTCCTGGAAGCCGCGCCGTTTGTGATGGCCGGAACTGAGGGCACATCGGCATCACAGGATCTGCAGCAGCGTGGCGTCGATCCAGCCACGGCGAACAAGGCCGGGGCAGTGCAGGGCGCTGTCCTGGGCGCGGCCAACATGATCCCTATGGGCGATCTGGCATTCAAGTCCGGCGTTGTGCCGTTCGTGAAAAGCCTGTTCGGCGCCACCGCCAAAGCCGGTGTGTCGGGCGCCGCGCAAGAAGTGGCGGGTGACACCGCAGCTAGCCAAATCCTCAAAGCCAACGGCTACGGCCAACTGGCCGACCAGTATGGCCCCACCATTGAAAAGGCTTGGGACAGTGCGCTATTCATGGCTGCGATGCACACCGGCATGCAGACCGTCACGCACGGCGCGCCTAGCCTGTTTGCCAACGGCAAGCCCACGGTGCCCGAAGGCATCGTTACCGACACGGCCAGGGCAGCGGATGCCACGCAGAGCGCAGCCGGGCTGCAGGCCTTGGGTGAACTCGCGGCCAAGTCCGAGCTGCGCAAAAACGATCCACAGGCATTTCACGACTTTGTGCAGAAAGTCACGGAAGACGGCCACCTGCCCGAAGTGTGGGTTGATGGCAAGACCCTGGTCGATTCGCTGAACCAGTCAGGCGTCACACCTGATGAACTGAATGCGAAACTGCCGGGCATCAAGGATCAGCTGACCGAAGCCATCCAGACCAATGGCGATGTGCGCATCCCCACAGCGGACTACGCCACCAGCATTGCGGGCACACCCATGGAAGCGGCGATTTTGCCGCACCTGAAGACCGACCCCAACGGCATGACGTTTGCCGAAGGCCAGGAACATCTCGCGCAGCAGCAAGCCGAAATGACCGCGCAAGCGCTAGACGCGGTAAAGAAACAGGCCGCACTGGATGAACGCCAGCTGCAGCTCAAGGGCATCACTGACGATGTGCACCGCCAGCTTATGGCTACCGGGCGCTTTCCGGTGGACGTGGCTAAGCAGTACGCGGCCTTGCATGGCGCCTTCTACGACACCATGGCCGAGCGCATGGGCATCTCGCCACAAGAGATGCGGGAGCGCATGCCGCTGGCCATCAAAGCTGAAGGACAGGGCGGGCTGGCGCAGCATGGGGTGGATGAAGCCACGGGCTTGCCTCTAAACGCTGATGGCACCGTGACGGTCTATCACCACACGTCTGCTGAGCGCGCTGCAGAGATTGGCCGCACTGGCGTGCTGAAGTCTGCTGGTGAACCTGATCTTTATTTCACCACCACACCGGAAACGAGTACCGGGTATGGCGACACCGCTGTCCCGTTCAAGGTGAAGCCGTCGCGCCTGCAGCTTGATGATGAATTCCCTGATGGGCGTCAGGATTACCGCGTTGCTGCCCCTGGCCAGTCACGCCGTGTGCGCGTCATGCCTGATGGCTCGAACGTTCTGTTGCAGTCCGCTTCGAATGGCCCCTTCGGACCGATCACCAAAGACTTCCACCACGACGCGCAGGGCGCTGTCGATCACCTGAAGAAAACGCAGACCGGCGAGGCCTTAGGCGCGCTGCACCATGCTGAAATCGGCGACATCGATCTGCCGTGGGGCGTGGCCGGGGAGAACGAACACGATGGCTATGGGCTGGCCAAGCTGGTGGCTTGGCACCCGGAAGTGGTTGATAAGTTGCAGGACGTGATCGCGTCCATGAAGGTGACCGAGCGGTCGGACAACCGTGCGCAGCTCGAATCAGCGGATCACAAAGGGGCGGTGCGATTGCAGTGGGATGGCCAAGCCAAGAAGTGGCTGCTGACTGCATTCGAAAAAGACAAGGGGAACGACGCTGAACCGAGTACAGACACGTCCAACGCTGCGGGGCCGGATGGCTCGCCAGCCCGCGTTCCCGAGTCGATTGTAGATGAAACGCTGAATAAGTTCTACCAGGCCGATGGCAACCGGGGTTTCTACAACCCCGCCACTGGTGAGCTGGGCATGCTCAAGAATGCCGATCTGTCCACGTTCTTGCATGAGTCCGGGCACTTCTTTCTGGAAGCGATGCACGACCTGGCCAAGTCGCCCGAAGCACCCGAGGGCATCAAATCGGACTTCGACACCTTGCTGCAGCACTTTAAGGTTGAAGGCGCCAGCCCTGAAGAGCGCATGGCCGACTGGTCGGCGCGTGATCTGGAAGCCAAGCGCGCTGGGCATGAACAGTTTGCCGAAGGTTTCGAGAACTACCTGATGACTGGCAAAGCCCCGGTGCCCGAGCTGCAAAGCATGTTCAGCCGGTTTCGTTCCTGGCTGATGTCGGTGTACCACACGATGCGCGGCGACGTGTCGCCCGAAGTGCGTGCCGTCATGGATCGCATGTTCGCCTCGCAGGAAACGATCAACGATGCTGAGCGCGTGCGCGCCTACGCCGTCCCCGACCTGGCCGCTGAACACGGCGAGATGATCGACCAGTACAAGACCTTGGGCAAGGAAGCTACTGAACAGGCCATCGCCGATATGCAAGCGCGTTCAATCCGCGATATGAAGTGGATGTCCAACGCCAAAGAAGGGAAGATGCGGGAGCTGCAGCGTAGCGCGCGCGAAGAACGCACCAAGATCACCGACGAAGTGACCAAGGAAGTGCAGGCCGAACCGATCAACCAAGCGCGCACCTGGCTGACCAAGGGCGAGATGGTGGACACCGAAGGCAACCCGGTGAAGGCCGAAAAGGGCTACAAGCTCAATACCGATACCTTGCGCGAAATGTTCCCCAAGGGGGAGTTGGGCGCACCTGACGTCGTGGCCGAACTCAAGGGCCTGACCAGCAAAGACGGTTTGCACCCTGACCTGGTGGCCGAGATGTTCGGCTTCAACTCGGGCAAAGAGCTGGTCGGCAAACTAACCAGTGGGGAAAAGCCCGCAGAAAAAATAGCGGCCCTCGTTGATCAGCGCATGCTTGAGCGCCACGGCGACCTGGTTGATCCGGTCAGCATCCAGCGCGCAGCCGAAGCGGCGATCCACAATGAGGTGCGCGCCAAGTTCATGGCCACTGGCCTGAAGATGCTCACCAAGTCGCCGATGTCAGTGGCTGAGATCAACAAAGCAGCCAAGGCCGCAGCTGATACGGCCATCGCTGCCAAGGTGGTGGGCGACTTGCGACCGGCCCAGTACAGTGCCGCCGAAGCAAAGGCCAACAAGGAATTGCTGAAGCTGGCGCCCAAAGACCCGGCTGGCGCGGCGCAAGCCCAGCGCGCCGCACTGCTTAACAACCGGCTGTTCAAGTCGGCCAGCGAAGCGGTGACCGATGTGCAAAAGGGCCGGGTGTATTTGAAGCGGCTGCAAAAGCCTGCTGTGCGTGCCCGCATCGATGTGGACATCCGTGATCAGATCGACGACTTGATGTCGCGTTTCGGCCTGCGCACCAGCCCCAGCGATGCGCCCACCCGTGCCAAGCAGAATCTTGCGCAGTGGGTGGAAAGCCAAGTGGCCAACGGCATGGTGCCCAGTGTCACACCGGAAATGTTGCTGCCCGAATTCCGCAAGCCTTATCGTGAACTGACGGTCGAAGAATTCCGGGGCCTGGTTGATACAGTGCGATCCATGGAAGCGGTTGGCAAAAACCGCAATACCATTCTGGTGAATGGCGAAAGGGCCGAGCTGCGCCAGCACGTTGACTCAGTGCTGATCCCCAAGCTGGAAGAGGTGGGCACCCGGTTCAGCGCCGAAAAGCTGGTGCTGTCACACGAAGACCAGGGGCTGAGTGCATTCGGCAAGGCGATGGATCACATGGGATCGTTCTCCCGCGCAGTCAATTCCGAGCTGAAGCCCACCGATTTCCGGTCCAACATTCTTGACCGGCACGAAGTGCTGGGGCCGATATACACAGCCATCATTGAGCCAGTGCTGAATGGCAGCTACGACAAGGTGCGCATGCTCAAGGGGTTGTCGGATGCGTTCGGCGCCAAGGCCGAAGAGCTGGGCAAAGACTGGCAAAAGAGCTTGCACGACTTCGTGCAGAACGACACGCTACTCGATCCCCAGCTCACCAAGGCCGCAGGCGAGAACGTGCCCATGAAGCTGACGCGCGGCAAGATGCTGATGATGGCCCTGCACAGTGGCAACGAATCCAACTTTGACAAGCTGACCAAGGGTTATGGCTGGAACCCTGCCGATGTCTGGAAGATGCTCGACCAGAACATGGGTGAAAAAGACATCGCCGCAGTGAACCACATTTGGGAATTGAACGATAAGCACTGGCCGGAAGTCGAAGCACTCTATCGCGAGATGGGCCAGACAGCGCCGCCCAAGATCGAAGCGCGCCCGACCAAGCTGGCCAACGGCGAACTGACTGGCGGTTACGCCCGGATCAGCTATGACCCCAAGCGCAGCAACCGGGGCGCTCGCGTGGAAGCCGACACGGCCAAAGAGATCGCGGCCAATGGCGTGAGCGTGGGGGACTATTTCAAGCGCACCGGCACGGCCAACGGTGCTATGAATGTGCGGATGGAAGGTTACACCGACGCCATCAACCTGGACTTTCACACGATTGCCCAGGCCATGCAGGAAACGCTGCATGATCTGGCGTACCGCCGTGCCCTGGTCGATGCCAACAAGATCGTGACCGACCCGGCATTCAAAGCCGCTTTTCAAACGGCTTACGGCTCGGAAGAGTGGAAGGCAATCAACACCTGGCTGGGCCGCGTGGCCAATGCCAACAACGCGGATGCGAACGCGGATGCGCTGTCCAAGGTATTGCAGTACAGCCGCACCGGCATGGTGATCAACGGCATCGGCTTCAATTTGTCCACGGTTATCAAGCATGACGGCGCTGCGGCGCTGAAGTCTTTGGGCTTCATGGCCGGTGGCGGCGAACGGTTCTTTGCTTCGCGCATGGCATCGATGTTCCACGACTACACCAACCAGGTCGAAGGCGCCAAAGCCAAGTTCGACGAAATCTTCGCCCGTTCTCAGCAAATGGACCGCGACTATCAAGTCACGTCCCACAGCCTGTTTGAACCGGATAGCTGGCACGACAAGCTGGACCGCGCTGGCCACGCCATGATCGCCAACCTGGACTTGTTCAGCGCGGTGCCGACTGCCTGGGCATCTTATGACCGCGCCGTGACCGAAGGCATCCCCGTAAATCAAGGGGGCACCGGCCAGCCCATGAGCGAAGTCGACGCGGTGCGCTATGCCAACAAGATGGTGCGCGAGGCCCATGGCAGCAATGTGGAGTCGGCACGGTCTAACTTCTTGAACGACCCAAACAAGTGGATGAAGCAATTCGGCACGCTGTACGGCTTCATGAACAACACCTACGGCCAGTTGGCCAACATAAGCAGCCGCCTGATGACGCCAGGCCTGTCCAAGCCCGCCACATTCGCGCAGGCGATCGCGGCGATCCTGGTGCCTGCCATCATGGCCGAAGCGGTATCAAGCCACTTCCACAAAAAGGACGATGAAAGCTGGGGCGGATGGATGGCCAAGGCCATCGCTGGCGAAGTTGCTGGCTGTGTCCCCTTCGTGCGCGATGCTGCGTCGATGATTCAGGGGTACAAGAGCGCTGGCCAGGTGCCGGTGGAAAGCTGGCTGCACACCATGGTGCAGGCAGGTGGCGACATCTACAAGGGGGCCACTGGCCAGGGTGACAAGGGCAAGCCGATTCAAGACGTGGCCAACGCCGTGGGCGAGGCCGCGCACCTACCGCTTGGCCAAGTCGGCAAGACCGCGCAGTATCTGGCCGACCGCGCTAGTGGCAAAGTGGCGCCGCCATCGAACGCGCTTCACGAAGTTACCGACCCGCTGCTGGGCGCGCCGCATAAGTAGGGTGTACAAGCGCACCTGATCATTGGCGACACTGCCCGCATTCTTGAGGGTGTCCCAATGATCTCTAGCCCCACGCGCACAGCAGGGCCGTATGCCGGAACGGGTTCGCAAACGGTATTCGGCTTTAACTTCAAAGTTTTCCAGGCATCCGATGTGCTGGTGGTGCAGACCGACGCATTCGGCAACAACACGACGCTGGCGCTGACCGCCAACTACACGGTGACGCTGAGCAGCAACCAGGACACCTCGCCGGGTGGCAGCGTTACTCTATTGGTCGCGCCTGCAACTGGTTATCAGGTAACGCTTTCCAGCCAGGTGCCAGCGCTTCAAGGTGCGAACCTGACCAACGCCGGGAACTTTTATCCGTCCGTCATCAACAACGCGTTGGACTATCTGACGATCCTGGTGCAGCAGCTCACAGCTCGTGTCAGTAATGCGCTGCAGCTCCCGATCAGTGTTGGCGGCGTCAGCACCACGCTGCCCTCCCCGAGCGGCCTGGCATTACTCGGCTGGAATGCGGCGGGCACGGCTATCCAGAACTTCGCTGGTACAGTATCAGTGGCAGTTTCCTCTTTTATGAGCGGAGTGCTGGCATCAACGGATTCCCCAACTGCCCGCACAGCGCTTGGCCTTGGCTCTGCTTCTACGCACGCAGCGACAGATTTTCAGCCAGCAGGCAGCTACGCAGCCTCCGGCGCGAACAACGACATCACGGCGCTGGCCGCACTATCGTCGGTCCCCGCTGTTATCGCCACTGCCATCGCAGCGAACCCACAGTCAACAGTGCAGGGAGCATTTAAAAATCTGCAGGCATCAGCCAACGGCACTACGGCGGCAGTCAATGTGAGTGCGGATGAAATTGTCCTTGAAAGTGCAGGCCACGCCTACCTGACGCTTCGCACCGTTTCGCTGTCCGCCAACACGGCGGCTGCATCTGGCGTTGCAAACAGCCTTGATACCGGGGCTTGGGCATTCTCAACTTGGTACAACGTCTTCGTGATCAATGGCACTAGTGGAACTGCGCTGCTGTTCTCACTGTCTGCCACTGCACCAACACTGCCTAGCGGATACACCTACTTTGCGCGAGTGGGAGCGATTCGCACGTTGTCGGCGACCAACTACTATCCACTTGCGTTTAAGCAGTATGGGCGACGGGTGCAGTACATCAGCGCGGCTGGTGGGGCATATCCGGTAATGTCCTCTGGAGCTGTGGGCACCATCAACGCGACCACCACCACTTGGGCAGCGGTAGGAGTATCCGCGTTTGTCCCTCCGTCTGCGGCATTAATAAAAGTGCAATTGAACACGCCGTCTTCAGGGTCGGGAGGGAGTTTCATCGTCGTTGCACCTAACAACACGCAGTCAGGCGGCTGGAACGCTGCAATTCAACCGTTGTTTAGCAACTTGAATAGCATTTCCGGCGTCTCTGAATCTGTCGTCGGAGATTTCATTTTGGAAAGCACAAACATCTATGTCGCCAGTGCCGCAGCCGCGAACTTTGTGGCTTGCATTGGTTGGGAGGACAACCTGTGAGCTACGCAATCAACGCAACCAAAGACGGCTGGCGTGCCGTCAATTCACAAGCCGATCTGCTGCCTGGTGAAACCTATTCGGACACACAGCCGGTGCTTTCCGCACCAGCACCAACGGTCACTGACTTCGAGAACGCAGTGCAGGCATGGCTCGATGCCGGTGCAAAGGCATGGCGCTACGAGTCAATCCTGTCTGCTGCAAGCTACGCCAACAGCACCGTACCGCAGTTCGCTGCAGAGGCGCATGCGCTGATCGCGTGGCGTGATCAAGTGTGGTCATCCTGCTACGCGACACTCGCCTCGGTGCAGGCTGGTACTCAGGCCACGCCAGCATCACCAGCAGACCTTATCGCAACTCTACCGGCTCAGCCCACACATCCATGATCATCCTCTACGCACTCATCTTCTATTGGGCGTTTGCTGCGACCATCAGCGTCTACCGGCGGTGGCTTGCTGGTGACTTGAACGTCTGGAACAAGATCGCATTTCTGCCTGTGTTGCTGATCTTCGCGCTGATCGACGTGACGCTGAACTACACCCTGTTCCTGCTGATGGGCTTGCCGCCTGCACGCTGCTACACGATCAGTGCGCGCCTTGAGGCTTACCACACGGGCGGGCCGTCTTGGAAGAGAACCGTTGCCGTGTTCATATGCGAAACCCTTTTAAACCCGATAGACCCTTCTGGGAGACACTGCTGATGACTGAACCAACCTGCCCCATCATAGACCGTCGAGCGGAGCTGGAGGGCAGGGCGTACGGACGCATGCGACCGTTCATCGACCGCCTTTTCTGGTTCTAGCCCAATCACTGCCGATCAGCCTATCTGGCTGCATCCCTCAACCTTCCGCCCGACGAAAGAAACCAATGAGCGAAATTCAATTTTTCACTATCACCGTGGCCGTTGTCGGCGCTCTGTTCACCATGCTCGCAGCCGTCATCGGCTGGATCGGATCGCGGGCCATCACTCGGATGGACGCCATGGGCGAGAAGCTGGGCGACAAGCTCGACAACATGGCCGGAGAACTGCATACCCGCATCAATGGCCTGGACACCCGCGTTACCCGGGTGGAGGCCATCCAGGGGCTTAACGGTAAATAAATTCGAGGACACCCATGACGCAACTCACTGAACACTTCGCACTGGAAGAACTTACCCACTCCGACACCGCTGAGCGCGACGGTATCGACAACACCCCATCGGCGGATGTGCTGCCAAACTTGCAGATCGTTGCCAACGGCCTGGAGTTGGTGCGCGCACTGCTGGGCGTGCCCATGCACTTGAACAGCGGATTCCGCTGCCCGGCGCTCAATGATGAGGTCCACGGTGTGCACCACAGCGCCCACGAGGTAGGATTCGCGGCGGACTTTGTGGCTCCTGACTTCGGCGATCCGCTGGCCATCGTTCATGCGATCCAGGCCAGCGACATCCAGTTCGACCAGGTAATCCAGGAAGGCACCTGGGTGCACATCAGCTTTGACCCCGGCATGCGTCGCCAGGTGCTGACCGCGCACTTCGCTGACGGCAAGGCCACCTACACAGCAGGAGCTTAGTATGGACCTTGCAAACTTCGGCACGGAACTTGCCAAGATCGGATTGCCGCTGCTGGGGGCGATCCTGCCTATCCCCGGTGGCGCTGCCATCGGCTCCGCACTGGCGTCGCAGATCGGCGCCTCCAGCAGCAAGCCTGAAGACATCCTGGCCGCGCTGACTTCCAGCGCCGACGCGGTGGAAAAGGCCAAGGAATTCCAAACCACACACACGGAAACCATGCTGCAGCTGCACCAGAACTATGCGCTGCAGACCTACCAGGCCGAAGTGGCCGACCGATCCAGCGCACGCGGCATGCAGACCGGCACCAAGTCGTTCACGGTGCCCATTCTGGCCTACACCATCGTGGGCGCGTTCGTCGCACTGGTGGCTGGTACGCTGCTGGGCTACGCGAAGGTTGACAGCGCCCTGGCCGGTACGCTGGTGGGCTACCTGTCTGCGAAGTGCGAACAGGTGATTGCGTTTTATTTCGGCAGCTCCAAGGGTAGCGAAGATAAAAATATCATGCTGGCGAATTCGACGCCGGTCGTTCCGAAGTAAGGCCCCCTTGTTGCCCGATCTTTGCCAGTGCTGCCGCCAGTTCAGCGATGCGTCGATGGGCCTGCGCCAGCTCTTCGCGCAGTACGATGTTTTCCTGCTGGAGTCTTTCGAGTTCGGTCATAATTACTTCCGACTGTTTCTTTGGAATAATCCATTTTCGCCCCTCTCAACAAAGACCGAAAAACGGCGAATTTTGGAATAAGCAAAGTGGCCGAAACCCGCGCCAGCATTGGCTTCGTGCGCAGGCCTGTCACGCCGGGGGTCGCGGGTTCGAGTCCCGTCCACTCCGCCAAAATATCGTTGTGAATCAACGACTTAAGAAGGCCCTTCGAGAAATTGGAGGGCCTTTTTTTCTTGGCTTATTCCAAAGTTTGGAATAAGTTTCGGAATACCGGCACCGTTTAGCTAGTGTTCTTGACCAGCGAAGGGGCACCAGTCGCCACCTTTTTCTGCCTGCGGTCGTAGTGTTTTTGGATCATGGCGTCACTGGTGTGGCCGGTCGCGTTCTTGGTGTCGGTGTCTCCCCGATCCAGCTTGGCGGTCACCGCCATCGGCCTGCAGTCCTGCAAGCTGAAGCGCTTGAAGGGCATGCCCCGCTTTGCTGCCTCGGTCACGCACGGATGCATCAGATCGTCTAGGGTCGCCTTCCATCCGCCCTTGGTGTACTTCTGGCCCTTCATGTTCCCGAACAGGTACATGGTGCCCGCGACGTGGTGGCGCTTGATGGCCTTGGCTTCGTCAATGGTGGCGCGCAGCTCGGGCGTCCACTCGATCAGGATCTCGGGCTTGGTCTTGTCCTTGCCGTCCTTCCACACAATACCCTGGTCGGTGATCGCGTCCCTGGTGATACCGCGAACCTCCACAGAGCGGCGCACGCACAGATAGGCGGTCTGCAGCGCCAGCGCCACGATGTACTGGGGTCCACCGATCTTGCGGCCCATCTCTACGGCCAGTGCCAACTCTTGCTGGGTGACTAGGCGCTTTTCGACGATGGTCTTGTTCTTGGTCAGGTCGTCGAATGGGTTGCTTTCCAGCACGCCCTTGCGGATACCGAACTCCAGAATCAGCCGAGCCAGTGCGATTTCTTTGTTCCCCTTTTGCGGGCGTGGGCGCAGCTTGCCGTTCTTGCCCCTGGCCGTAAGGCATGCGTCCAGGTAGTCGTAGCCCATGCTGCGGGTAATCTCCTTGGCTTCCAGGTGGCCCCAGGCCTTCTTGATCGGCACCGCTTCGCGCTTGTTTTCGGCGATGGTGCTGAAGGCCCGCTTGCGGGTATCACTGAAAGGCAGGTTTTCCTGCCATTCAAACCACGATTCGACCAGGTGCGTGAAGCCCCCAGCCGGGCGGTCCACATCGATCAGGCTGATGCGCGCAGCTTCGGTGATGGCCTTGGCGCGCAGTTTGGCCACCTGGGCCACATCGATGGCCGGGCAACTGTATTTGAACGCCCAGGCGCCGCCAGGCATCTTGTAGCCGATGCTGTAAACGCGCACGCCCACCCGCTGGAACACGCGGTAAGGCAAGCCATCGGCTACATAACGCCTGCGAGTCATTATTTCCGGCTCCCGAAAAAGGACAGATTGGCACTTCGTGGCTCGGGCCGGTCAAGCTGGCCACGGCACACGGCTTCGTAATGGGCACGTTCCAGGATCAGGCCGCGCCGTCCGATGAACGCCCTAGTGAACCCGCGCTTGTGCAGCACCGACAGCTGCTTGGTCGGCTGTTCGTAGCCGGTGAGCTGTTCGAGTTCTTCGGGTTGCAATACAACTGCTGAGGTCATATCAATCCTTTTTCAGTTTTGGCAGCGGCGCCCAGTGGGTCCAGAACACTTCGCGCCCGTTCCAGATCCCGTATGCGGCCACGCCACCCTGGCCGAGTAGCTGCACCTTGACGCCACGCGGGCAGCTGGCGATGGGTTGCCAGTAATAGGAATGGTCAACGGCCACTTTGCCGGTGCTGTCGATGTGGGTCATTCTTCACTTTCCAAAATGATTGCCTTGACGCGTTTCACACCATCGGTGAATACGGTCCGGGGTTTGTAATGCTTGCGCTCTTTGTCCACCGGCTTGCCCATGTATGGCAGCACAGTGACCTGGTGCTGCACCATGCAGCCACTGGTGCCAAGTCGGCAGATACAGCGCAATATGCGGTTAGGTTTACAGTCGTTCATCACAATCTCCCTGATGCGGTTTCCACGCGCGTAGGTACTTTTCGCACCAGGCATCGATCTTTTTCCAAAGGTGTTTCATGCTCGTTCTTTCACCAGCTGGCGCCAGGCTTCCAGCAAGGTCTTGTTGTCCTCGCGCAGGCGCTTGTTTTCTTCCATAAGGTCGTGTGCCAGCTTGGCCAATGTTGCCTGGCTCCACGTACTGAAGTCCGTCACAGGTATCCCTTCGTTTTCATTGCGTCCAATAAGATGTCTTGAATGGATCGCTTGGACTGCAGGCGATCCAGTACCAGCTCGTCCACCGTGTCGGCGGCGAGAATGAAGTGCATGAACACCGGGCGGCGGAAACCCGCCTGGTGCTGGCGGACCGGGCCGATACGCTCGATCACCTGCAGGTGGTTTTCTAAGTTCCAGTCCAGGGCGAAGAACGCCAAGATGTTGCTGTGGTACTGCAGGCCGTCAACGCCGTGGCCCATGCTGGCCGGGTGGCCAAACCACACGGTGCCTTCGCCGCTCTGCGCACGCTTGAGACCGTTAACGGTGGCCAGGTCAATGCCATCGGGAAAGCGCGCCTTCAACCTGGCCAAGTCAGACTTGAAGTTGTAGATCACCAGCACCGGCATGCCTGCAGCCTCTTCGACGATCTCTTCTAGGGCGTCCAGTTTTTCGTCGTGGATCACCTTCCACTCTTTGGATTCGCCTTCGATGTAGGCCGCGCCGTTGGCTATCTGCAGGCACTTCATGGTCTTGGCCGCAGCGTTCAGCGCTTCGATTTCATGGCCCTCGATCTCCATGAACATCTTCTTTTCCATTTCCTTGTAAAGCACTGCGGCCTTCGGGGGCAGCTCCACGTGGATGGTGTTGATGATTGGCTTTTCCAGATCGAACCAATCGGCGGCATCGATGGTGATGCACACATCGGTCAGTGCTTTCTGGATCTGGCCCTGCGCGTCGTCGGTGCCTTCGAGGCCGTAACCGGTGTGCGACATGCGAAACCACCGTTGCTTGAAGCCATCGAAGGTGCGGCCCAGCCGCTGGCCAGCATCCACGAACCACATTTGTCCCCACAAATCCTGCAGCCCGTTGGGCGACGGTGTGCCGGTCAGCAGAATGATTCGCTTGATGCGGGTGTGCGCGACCCTGGCCAGGGCCTTGGCGCGCTGGGTGCCTTGGCGCAGCCGGAAGCCCTTGAGCTTCGTGGCTTCGTCCACCACCACGGTGCGGAACGGCCACTTTTCACCCAGCGTTTCCACCAGCCAGGGCAGCTGTTCGAAGTTGGTGGTGTAAATCTGAACTTTGGTGCGAAGTGCGGCCTGGCGCTCTTGCAAGCTGCCGATGATGGGCATGACCTGCAGGTGCTTCAAGTGGTTCCACTTGCGGGCTTCCTGCGGCCAGGTGGTTCGCGCTACCCGCAGCGGGGCGATGATCAGCACCGGATACACGTCTTCCACCAGCGCCAGCTCTTCCAGTGCGGTGTAGGTGCTGACAGTCTTGCCCAGCCCCATGCCCGCCCACACCGCGCAGCGCTTAATGCCCTGCAGAAAATCGATGATTAGGGACTGGTAACCATGGGGTTTGAAATCAATGGCCATCTACTTGACCTCGCCTTCGAAACGCCAACGCTTACCTACTTTGATCGCCCGAAAGCCGACCATGAGGCGTAGGCCCTTGACTACTGAACAGTCCACAACGGCGATGTCTCGGGCATCGCAGCACCAGAAATTGGCGATACATTGCCGCAATCCTTCCAGGGTCGGCGACGTAGCTAAGAGTCTGAAGTTTTGAGCCATCACACCTTCACCTTGTAGGGTGCGCCACCGGCGTCAACCGCGGCGAGGTAAGGGATCGGCTTGCGGGAGCGCAGGCAACTGATGATCACGTCCACGCCTTCGAGGCTGTCGGTCCACACCACGCAGGCGCCCGCGTCGATACGCCGTTGATGGTCGCGTTGCTGTGCAGCGTTGGGCTTCTTGTTGGTGGCCTTCAGCTCCACGAATATGACCATGCGGAAATAGGTCAGCAGTCGGTCGGGCACGTTGCGGCGCGACGGGCTGGTGAACTTGTCACACAGCGCATCGATCTCCTTGCAGCGCTTGACCAGGTGCGCCTCGACATCACGTTCAAGCATTTCAATCCTTCCTGTATCGGTAATCTTCAAACCCGGCTGCAGCCAGGGGCAAGCCCTCGGCCCAGCTGGGCACGGTGGACATCAGCGCGGCCATGTGGCCGGTGGTGAACCGCTCGGTGTCGGGTGCTTCGGCAATGATTTCGTCATGCACGGTCAGCACAATTTCATAGCCCGCGTCTTCGATGGGGCGCATGCTGGACGCCAGCACGTCGCGGGCTGCGGCCTGGGTGATGTTCTCGGCCAGCTTGCCGCCGTAGGTCTTTAATCGCTGCCAGCGTCGGGAATACTGGTCGATGCCCATATAGGTCAACTTGCCGTCTTCGGCTTGCGGACTGGGGTAGCACAGGTAGCGGCCCGAAGGCAGCAGGATGCGCAGCCATGCACCGTCGCGCCGAATCTTGTGGCGGCGGCAGGTGAGCGTCTCGCCGGGGAACTGCACAGCCTGAACGCAGGTGCGCTCCAGCTCGGGCCACCAGGTGCTGGTAGCAGGGTGGGCGCGGCGCCACATGCGCTTGAGCGAGTCGCACACCTGGAAGGCGTTGTCTGATAGCCCATAGGTGTTGCGCTTTTGTTCACGCATCCATGACAGGAATTCGCAGGCCTCTTCCAGAACATCGGCAGGAATAGTGGGCAGCGCGCGCACGCCCAGGTCTTCCACGTCAAAACCATAATTGGCCGCGCCGGTCAGGAACGCGCCGACGCCACCCTGGTAGCCCAGCATCAGTTCCATGACCTTGCCGATCTGGCGCTGCTCTTTGTCGACGGTGGCCGGGTCCACGTCGAACGCCTTGGCATAGGCCAGCTTGTATAGATCCGCGCCGTTACCCGCGTCGAAGTCGCGGAACGCCTGCAGCTTCCATTCTTCACCGGCCAGCCATGCCAGCATGCGGCCTTCGATATTGGACAAGTCGGCCACCACCAGTTTCTTACCTGGTGGGGCCACGATCACGCCACGGATGGCGCTGGAGCAGAGTTCCATGACGGTACTCATACAAGGCCCTTCATAGAACTGGAAGCAACGCGCACAAGCCACTCTGCGAATTGAGGGGGAGTAATCTCTCTCTCTCTCTTCGTTACGGTGGGCAAGCGCAGGTACGCCTTGGTGGATGTGATGCAGTGGGTGGGTTGGCCAATGCGCATCGGTATCGGTGGCAGCTCACTTGGCAGCAGGCCGACGATATAGAGCCACGTTTTCTTTTGCGCCTTGTGTCCCCAGTGGAACTGCTCTACTTCAACGGTGAAGCCGCCAAACGCGTCACTGCTGGCGCCGGGAATGGGAAGGCCCTGGTGTCGCCACAACGTGGAGCATGCGGGATGTTCCAGCACGCCACCGAACTCGCGCACGTGCTTCACTGCCAGAATCGCCAGTTCCCTTTCATCGTGACGCGGTTTGGCAAATTGGCGAAGGCGCCCCCATGCTCGGCAAGGAGGGTGCGCGACCAAGGGCAAGCCCCCTGGCCATGTGCGCGCATCGCGGTCGATGTCGTACACATCGACGCCATCCATAGCCTTGTAGTGGCTGTCGGTTCGGGCAAATAGAACTGCGGCCCTCACACCAAATCCTCCGCATCGGCCTTGAGCGCAGCGATACCGCGCTCAATAGCGTCTTTTGGAAGGGAAGGGCGCGGCATGTTGTCGGGCTGAAACACCCGGCCCGCCCAGCGCCCGGTGCGCAAGGCACCACAAAATTGCTTGGTCCCGCGCAGCCGACCGTCGCGCGAGACGCCATTGATCACACGCTTGTATTTGCTGGTGGAAGACTTGGAAGCCTGCAGCCGGATGGCCAGCAGCTCGCGCAATGGCAATGGCAGATCAGGATCATCGATACGACGCTCCAGCGTACTGGTCGTCATGTCGGGCAGACTTACTCCATAGGCTGCAAGAATGTGTTCAATGAGCTTGTCGCGTTGGTTGGTGCTGGCAACAGCTCCATCAGTGCGTTCAAAAGTCTCTGCTGCGTACGCGTCCTGCGCTCGGGTCGCCGCCCGGATTGCTGCAACAGCGAGATCAACGTCCATGCACATGCCTCGGTCGTTGATTCTCTGGTCAAGCGCCCACAGTTCACGCTCACCACCACGGTAATTCCATCGGGGCAGGCGGTTGAATACTTCACGTATGGCGATGATGTCGAGCTTTCCATAATCTCGAAAACGCTGCCATTCCACGGGGTGGGTATGTTTGGTTGCACGGTGCAATTTCCTTCCCTTGGGCTGCGGTTTGCAAAACAGATTGATCCAGGTCTTGCCCTCTTTGTCCTTGGCGCTATCAGTGGGCACACCCAAGATTTCGCAGAGCTGGCCAAGGCCACCTGGCAGGCTGTGCGCCATCGCACACACCATCGTGTCAAAGGTGCGTTCGATAGGGATCACGACGTGGCCACGGCAGGCATGGCGAATCACGGTGCGATCAAACGCACTGTTGTGGAGCACGATCTCGTATTGAGGGTCGTCGATCAGCGCCATGAGGTCGGTTAGATCCTCATCAGCATCGGCCACATGCACCGGGCCATCGCCCACGGCCCACTGCCACATGATCACTTCAACGTCTTCGGCGTAGCGGTGCAGACCGTTTGCGATGGGTGTCACGCAGTAGGTTTCGGTATCAACAAATAGAGGTGTAGTCATTTGGTTCTCGCTTTGATCAGTGCGGGGTAGGGGCTGGATGGCCCGACTTGCTATTGGTGAACCTTCATCAAAACGCCCTGGCCGAAGCCAGGACGGCATAGCTACAGCGGCATTTCGTCAGCGCCCACCAGCGTTAGCTTTTTCTTGTGGGGTGGCTGGGCCGATGGCGCTGCGCTCAGGTCGATGGTGTTTTTGCCCACCGCCTGAAGCGAATGGTGGATCGCGTTCAGCGCAGTGGCCCCCACATGCTGGGCCGGGCTGAACTCCGTTTGGTCGGGAGCGCAAGACGGTTCGTCCTGCAGCTGCACCGACACGCTGCCATCGGGCTGGTCTTTAATGGTGATTACGATCAGTGCCATTGCTCAGCGCTCCCTTCGGTAGCCGGGGCTTCAACGCTCCCTTCGGTAGCCGGGGCTTCAACGAATTCGCCGGACGCATCCAGCGTGTAATAGACGCCGGGTTGGATGCCGTTGTCGCCGACCTTGCTGGCGCGGATGTGGACGATTTCCCCATCAGCGTTGCGGTGCCCCAGCACGATTGCGCCTGTGGCGTTCGCCATGGCCCGGCCTTCAACTCCGCAAGCCATCGCCACGGCATGCTGCCCAGTGCTGGAAGCGGCGCCCCGGGTGCCAGTGCTGAAAGCGGCGCCACAGTCGCCAGTGCTGGAAGCGGCGCCATAGTCGCCAGTGCTGAAAGCGGCGCCCTGGTAGCCAGTGCTGGCG